CGCGGTAACCAATGCGGAAGAAATTCATGGCGGCTACGACGCAGAAACAGACGCAGCGCTCTTGGAGCGATACCTGCGCATCGTGAGGACGCCTGCGACCAGCGGGAATAAATACCATTACCACAACTGGGCGATGAGCATTGCAGGCGTCGGCGCTTGCCGTATTGTGCCGCTCTGGCAAGGCGCGGGAACGGTCAAGGTGCTGATCTTGGATGCGGACTTAAAGACAGCACCGGTAGAGCTGATTGCAAAAGTCAAGACATACATCGAGGATGTCCGTCCAATCGGCGCGACAGTGACTGTTACAAGTCCGGTGCCAAAAGCTGTCACTATCACGGCAGCGGTGGCAGGTCAGTGCGATAAAAATGCGCTTATCACCGAGATCAATGCTTATCTCAAAAAAAGAAGCCTGCATCTGAAATATCTTTCGTCTGCGCAGGTCGGCGATTTGCTGATGAATCAACCAAGCGTGACCGATTACGAAGAGCTTTTGCTCAACGGGTCGACAAAAGTGACGGCAAGTGAGGATGAGCTGCTCAGCGTGCAGGAGGTGACACTTCGTGAACTTTCAGTTTCTCCGTGAAACCCCTGTGGAGCTATCCAGATACCTTCCTGTATTCATCGTAAATGATACACAGTTTCGAGATATATTAAAAAGCTGTGGTACCGAACATGAAAAGCTGCGACTGCTTCTACAAGATATTGTGCGTCAATTCTTCGTCGAAACGGCAACATGGGGACTTTCCGCATGGGAGCGCGTTCTTGCAATTTCTCCACGTGCCGGTGATAACGCAGCGATGCGGCGACACAGAATTCTCTTGAGACTACAAGGAAAGCAAGTCTCTACAGTTAGGTTTATGGAGCAGCTTTCTTCCTACTATTTCCCCAAAAATGCAACGATTTATATTCAAGAACAAAATGAAAAGTATGCATTCCGTTTGATCAGCAACGCAATCAGCAATGACTATAGCAGTTTGATTGAAGCGATTGAGGAATTTAAGCCTGCGCATCTTGCTTTTGTGATAGATTATTTGATCGAGTGTGAAGTACGGGTGTTTTTCTCCGGATACGTTTCAGAATATGAACATGTAGAGATTGAAAGTGGGGGAGCAATTTCTTATATAGTGCCGCCCGCACAGATCTACGTGTCAGGCTTTATTCATGGGTTAGAAATTATAGAAATAGGGAGTGTTTAATATGGCGCAGTTTCCCAAAATTCAGCTTACCAGGCAGGGGAAAAACCTTGTCATTGCCGGGCAAAACAAGCAAAAAATACTTTTTACGAAAGTGGAGCTCGGTGACGGAGTGTTAAACGGGCAATCCATCGAAAGTATGACTGCTCTTGTGCACCGTGTTATGGCGCTTCCATTACAGGATTTTTTGAATAAAGGCGATGGTGGCGCAAGACTGCGATTTGTTCTTGATAACAATAACCTATCTGCGGGTTTTTTTAATCGTGAAATTGGTGTTTTCGCTAAAGTGGAAGGAGGAAATGAGCAGCTTTATGCTTATACAAATGCAGGAAATTTAGCGGATTATATACCGGGAAAAGAAAGCCCGATTGCAAGTAAAATCATTGATTTACACATTGTCGTTGGAAACGCCGCGAATATCACAATCGTAGCAGAAAACAGCGCATACGCTACAAAATTGGATTTGAATGCGCATCGAGGGAAAACAGTCATTGATCATCCGGATCGGTCTGTCACCACGCAAAAACTTGCAGATGGCAGTGTTACCACAGAAAAGATTGTACCAAAAGCCATTACAAAAGAAAAAATTGCGTTTGATGTCTACAATGTAGCGGAAATCAACCAAAAGCTAGATGGTAAAGTCAATAAGAGCGGCGACACCATGACGGGAGAACTCACAGCGCCAAGCTTTAACCTTGCGAACGGTTTTCTCAAAAATGGTACCGTCGATGTTCCGGATGCCATTGACAGCGGAAAAGGCGGCAATATCAATCTTGCATCATGGCAGAGCATTGGCATATATGATAAGTGCAACAGCCGATATACCGGCTCTCTGAACACTCGTACGGGTGATTGGCGTACCTTTGGAAAGATAACTGCAGGAAACGGATTTTATGGCAATCTCAGTGGAACAGCAGCAAAGGCAGCCAACCTTACTGTAGGAGGACAGATTGAGCCCCTCACAGGACGTGAAGATGCGGATATTGTCAAAGTACACAGAGTCTATAGCGATCAATATCCAAGTACCTTTGGAAATATCATCACCATCGGCGGGGACGGCGGCAGTCAGCTCCTGCTTGGGTGGACGAATGTGGTAAACGGGATTGGTCCCGTTTATTATCGCTGTCGCCGTGATGTCGTTGATACATGGGGGCCTTGGCAAAAAATTATCTTTGCATCGGATCTGTCGCAGGCACTGAACGGGAAAGCAAACATTAGTCACGGCAATCACGTTCCTGCAACAGAGCCCGCAAACAATACAAGATTTTTGCGCAATGACAACACGTGGCAGCCGGTCACTCCCGGCAATATTGGAGCCTATACAAGATCAGAGGTGGACGGAAAACTTGGATCAAAAGCACCGTTGGTATCTCCCGCACTCACGGGCACACCGACCGTACCAACGGCTCCCCAAGGGACAAACAGCGGGCAGATTGCAAGTACCGCATTTGTCGCACAAGCCATCGCTTCACTGGTGAATTCTGCGCCCGCTGCTCTTGATACCCTGCAAGAACTGGCAAAGGCGCTCGGAAACGACGCCAACTTTGCAACAACGATAACAAACGCCCTTTCTGGAAAACTCGGAAAAGCGGAGACAGCAGTGAACGCCAATGGACTTGGCGGAAAATCACTGCAATGGATCCTGGATCAAATCAGTGCAGCAAAGACAGGAATTATTGCAAGCAGTCTGGCACAAAATGGATGGGTTAAATTTGCGGGTGGATTTATCTTACAATGGGGCGTTAGCAGCGCAAACGAAGCAGATGCTATTGTGTTCCCCATTTCATTCAATCAGTTATTTTCCGTTACCATGGCAAAACATACTACTGCGGGTACTCAACTTGCACAGTCCCGTCATTTTGGCGTAAACGCCTATAGCAACAAAGGGGTAACCTTCACAAATGAAGCACAATATTCCCCTAGAACATTCTGGATTGCCGTAGGAATTTAAGGAGGTGAATCCATTGGATATGGAATATCTTGCAAAATTTGATGCGCAAGGGAATCGACTCGCAACAGTCTGTACTTTTGTGCACTATAACACAGATGATGAGCGTCAATCCTACATCACTGACGGGTATATCCCCATCAGTGACGAAGACTACCAGTACTACATTGGCAACCGTGGTGCGGGCGAGAATGGCACAGGCTATATACGGGACAAAGAGACAGGAAAACCCGTCTCAGCACCGCCTGCCGTGAAGGAAGAGCCGCAAGAGCCGCCTGTCGACGAGGAGCGTCTTGCTGCGTTCGAGGCAATGGCGGCACAGGAAGCCCGCCTCGTCGCGCAAGGAGAGCGCATCACAGCACTCGAAGCCGCACTCAAAGCGAAAGGGGGTGAAGGAAAATGAAGAAATGGGCATACATGATACCGATTTACGCCTATCTTGTACGTGCAGGGAAATGGGCAATCTCCGAAGAGGACAAGAAGGAAGGGCAGAAAGTCGTCCCTGAGGTCTACCGTGAGGACGTGGCTGCCTACCTCGTAGAGCACGCCGCAGGATGATGAGAAGCGCAGAAAAGCCGTCATGGTGTGTGGCGGCTTTTTGTGTGGACTGAAAGGAGCAATGTCAATGCAGGGAATTTTAACTTGGCTTTCTGATTGCGTGCCAACTTGGACGGAGGTAGAGATAGGGAGTATGGTGGCAGTCATCGGTGGAATCGTTGGGTATTTATGTGGGTGGGACAAAGCAATGGAAGCTCTTTGTGTCCTTATGGCGATTGATTACATAACAGGGATGCTTGCCGCAAAAATCAATCCCAATCTGCATGGGTGGAGCAGTAAGAGAGGCTTTAAGGGCATCTGCAAGAAAGTTCTCATCCTCTCCATTGTCGCACTTGCGCATTTTATTGCAGATCTTATGGGCGCAGAAGCGACACGCGTCCTTGTCATTTGGTTTTTCATCGGCAACGAGGGGCTGAGTATTGTTGAAAATGCCGCAAACGCGGGTGTGCCGGTTCCACGAAAACTCAAAGAAACACTGGAACAACTGTCTAAAGAAAAACAAGAGTTAAAACAGCAAAGGGAGAGCAGAAATAATGGCACACGTATT